ACCTCTTTTTATTAGTAGAATGTTGAAAAATGCGTCTTATAATTTTACATAATATACATTGCATGTTAATTTTAAGACGGTAAGGGAATCATAGACCTATTTTAAGACGTTTCATAGCTCCATTTGGAGTGATTGAAATGTTAAGTAATGCCAGAAAAAAGTCCACTTTCTCAGTTATAAAAATCGGTTCTATAGTCCGCGTCACCTTGCCAATCTACGAAGGCAAAATGGCGCTTGGCGTTGTTTCTGAATTTCAAGTCGTATATGCCGCAGATAAGATTCACCTATTAATTTGGGTGGAAATGATACTGGACGGCGTGAATAGGCCATTCGAGCCTGAAAATTTAGAGTTTGTCCCACGTATAAAAAACGGCTTTGACCAGGCCTTTGTTGCCGAACTCTTGAAAGAGGCGGCCTAACATGGCAGGCCATATATCACAGCTTTTAAAACGCGAAAGCAAAGTTCAAGCGTTTAGATTAGATAGCGAAAATTACGAAACCAGCTTAATGAATAGGCTGGACTTAATAGACGACAACATAGGCGAGCTAGGCGAACATTCAAGCGATGAAGATATCAAGCAGATAGCGGAAAAGCTAGCGCGGCGCATTGAATTTGACTTAGGCATGGTTCATAAAGTTGGTGTGCCTATCTTTATCAGCGTAATGAAACATTACTGCAACCAATACAGCGTTCGCTACCCTGAAGAGCATCAGCTAGAGAGCATAGTAGCGCGTTTAATTGACCGTGATTGGTGGGTTAGAAAGTTGCGTGTTTCGCATTTGCGGGCTTGCGAGTTCAACAGTTTGGCAGATGGGAAAATACATAAAGGCGCCGCTATGTATTGCAGCAATGAAACGCTAGAAAAGCGCCGCGAACAATCGAAACGGAATAAAGAGATTTTAGACAAGGTTAGTATCATGAATGAAAGCGGCTACAAAATGACGCTTTCAGAGGCCGCCGCCGTTGGCATGGCTAACCCATTTAACAGGGTAGCAGAACTTATCACACGAACCAAAGGGTTTGGGGAGCTTGCCGACAAATACGGGCATATTTGCATATTCCTAACCATTACCGCGCCTTCACGATTCCATGCTGTTCACCATGATGGAAAAGTAAATAAAAAATACAACAACGCAACACCAGCGGATACGCAAAAATACCTAACTAGCCAGTGGGCTAAATGTCGCGCACGTTTGGCGCGTGAAGGCGTTAAATTCTACGGATTAAGGGTTGTAGAGCCTCACCATGACGCAACACCGCATTGGCACGCTTCAATATGGATAAAAGACGAAAGCGACTTTAGAAAGCTTCGCAGGGCGGTAAAAGACTATTTTCACAGGGCGAAACAGTGTGATTACCTTGAGAAAGGCGCGTTAAAAAATAGGCTTAAGTTTAAACGCTGTGACAGTCGCGGCGCGGTGGGTTACATGCTTAAGTACATATTAAAAAACATGCGTGCACATGGCATTGAGGGCGAACAATCAGACGAAGGCAATATAAGAAGTGACGACAGCGCGGAACGTGTAGAGGCGTGGGCAACGGCTTGGGGTATTAGACAGTTTCAACAGGTGGGCGGGCATTCTGTAACGGTATGGCGTGAGATGCGGCGTGTAGATGAAGTGGAGATACAAGCGCGCCAGTTTGAAACGCAGGATAAGCTGGAAGTGCTAATGAGGGCATGGAAGGCGGCGCAAAAGATAGGCGATAAAAAAGCGAACTATGCGGAATTTGTAGAGGCGATGGGCGGGCTTGAAACAAAGCCACGTGACAGCTTGGTGAAGTTGCAGGATGAATATCTAGTAAGCGAGGGTAAATATGGGGAATCAATTAAGCACGTGATAAACGGGCTTATTGATATGACTGTTAACTTTGCCGTTAAAAACAACAGACAGCAATGGGTGAGGGTTTAAAGATGGGCGTTAATTTAGAGCGTAGGCGGGCTTTTTTGGAGTGGCTGGAATTAAGGAAGGGGGCAACAAATCAGCGGTTTTTAAAAATATCTGAGCATTGGTTAAAAGAGCATTTGTATTTTATGGATGGATTGGCGGGGGTGTGGTGATGTGGCAATGGGGAAAGTTTTTTAGCAATACTATGTGGTGCGGGCGGTGCAAATTAGCTGTTAAATTTGGGGTACGTTGCCCGCGTTGCAATAAGGTTTTATAGGTTTTTGAATTTGGTTTTAAGGTGGCGGGGCTTTGCCCCGTTACCTCCTCGGACTTGTGTAAATAACTGTACGCGACCACAAAAAAAATGATTCTGCTAGCATTTGGCCTTCGATAAGTTTTACTTATCAATAACCAAATTTAGAGAGGTTTTTATTATGGACTTACCTGTAACAGTTACCGAGCAACAACCAGCACATACAGATACAGAGCAAGCGTCTTTGTATGCAAAGTTGCAATCACTAGACGTAGCCTTAAGCAATCTTAAAGCGGCTGGGATTATGAACAAGGCAGAAAAGGCCGAAATTGTAATCACAGAAACACGCGATACGCTGGGCGCTTTGGCTTTAAGCGTTCATGCGCTCATGAACGAAAACAACCGCCTACGCGCCGATTTAGAATACTTCAATAGATACGGCTTTCAGGGCTAATCATGGCGAATGAAAAAACCATTCACGGGCGCATTGATTGCCCATGTTGCGGCGCTCATGAAGGCGTAAGAGTTACCACGGACAAAAACGGGCAACCGTTCGGCTTTTGTGATGCTAAATGCGGGTTGCAACTACGCATTGGCGGTGATGCTTACCGCGTTAATGAGTTTTACAAACGCCATCCCAAAATCGCGGCAGATATGCGCGGCGAACCTGTAACCGTATCAGAGCCAGCACAGGCACAAACACCGCAAAAACCAACAGAGAAAACAGGCTTTAGCCTTGAGGACTTATAAAAATGAGCAACGAAAACCAAGCAACAAAAACAGAAGAGCAAATGCAAGCAGAAGCACAACTGGATTTTGCCATACCAGATGAAACGCAAGCCCAGGCCGAAGTTATCATCAATAAAGCGCCAATTTACGACAATGACGCGGCGCAAACTGGTTTGTATGGTTTATTGAGCCTTTTGCCTATCGGTTTAAATATAATCGGTTTACCGCGCACGGCGCACGTTTGGAGTGATAACAATTGCAAGGCAGTAAGCACAGCATTTGTGCCAGTGCTTAGAAAATACGTGTGGGGGCAAAAAGTCATTGAGTTTTTAGAAACAGGCGGCGGCATGGAAGAGATTGCACTGGTAGCAACTTTAGCGCCTTTAGCCATTATTACTTATAACGAATACAGGCAAGAGACGGCAAACCATAAAGAGGCAGAGAAAGACGCTAAAAATGACGCGGATAATGACGGTGTGCAATCAGCAGACACGCCACTAGGCAGCACGTTTAAATTTGAGAGTGAAAAATGACGCTTAAAACGCAAGATGGCAAGCTGTGCGTTATAAGCGGGTCTAGTCGTTGCGGTAAAACAACAAAAACGGTGCAATTGGTCGCAAAATTTAAAACCGTTTTTGTGTGGGATATTGAGGCGCAATGGTGCAACTTACGCGGCTATAAAAAAGTTTCAACAATGGCAGAGCTTAAGCGCATTGTGAAAGCTGGAACGGCTGGCAAGTGGGCATTTGTCAGTAACGGCAACATAAAAGCAGAGTTCGAACTTTTCTGCAAATGCGTTTATCACTACGGCTTATATTTTGGTGAATGTGCGGTAATTGCCGAAGAGTTGGCAGACGTAACAACCACCGCAAAAGCGCCTGAAAGCTGGGGGATTTTGTGCCGCCGTGGACTTAAACGCGGTATTAGCATTTATCCTATTTCGCAACGCTGGGCAGAGGCAGACAAAACCGCACTGGGCAACGCCACGGACTTTTATTTATTCCGTATGAGTTCGGGGGATGATATACGCTATATGAGCAAAAAAACGCGGGCAAGCATTGAGCAATTAGAGGCGCTTGAAAGCTTCGAATTTATCCATTACGAGGTGATAACCAAAAAAGCAACGCTACAAAAGCTTAAATTTTAAAATATTTTTAACATTTTTTAACGCCGTTTACCTGTAACGGGAACGGGAACAGTTACCGCCTATATTTGGCGGTTTTTTTTTGCCGTTTAATGAGGCCTTCGATTAGTAATACTTATCAATCATCAAGGATTCATTAAAAAATGGACAAACAAACAGTAACCAATTTAATTGGTATCGCGGCTTTAATCGCGGCAGTTCGCTTCGCCCCTAAATCAATGCCGCTAGTTAAAGCTGGCTTGGCTGGCGTGTTAGCGGTAAAAGTGGCGGCTTATGTGCCATACGTTAACGGTAACGCGGTAGGCGGTGCTTAATCATGGCTAAAAAAATCATTCTTTTACCGTCTATTAGCCGTGTGGGTCCTAACAACACCGCAATTTTAGAGCTACCGATTAACCCTACTTATCATCATGTGCAATTTGTGGCATCAGGTACGGCACTTGCAATTTCAATGTTTAAGCGGATTCGCGTGATTGTTGACGGTGAAACCGTGCAGGAATACAAAGACTTGCAACGATTGATTGACAGAAACGCATATCACAACCTAAGCACAGACACGGCTGGCAATTTCATCTTGCATTTTAAAGATGATGACTTTAACGACTTAGCAAGCAAACGCACGCCAGCATTTGGCACGGATGGTTTACGCACGTTCAACATTGAAATTGAACTAGATGCAACATTCAGTGCAGACGGCAAACTAACAGCTTATGCTTATGTGGACACTAAAAAGCAACCGCTGGGCGTGTTTACACGTATCCGTGAAACATCAATCAATAGCGCAGTATCGGGCGTGATCGAGTATGACAAACTCGCTAAAAATGGCGCGGTTTACAAACAAATCCACTTTTACAAATCAGACATTTCAAAAATTGAAATGGAGGCAGACGGCAACAAGCTAATTGATGCCACAAAAGCAGTATTAGAGCGTGAACAAAAGAACGTGCGCCCAGTTGCGCGAGTGCCAATCACAGCAAAGGCAACACATTTGGACTTCTTGCTTGAGGGTGATGATGGCGACTTGTTGAATACGCAAGGCATGCAAGATTTGCGCGTTCGCATGACGTTTGACACAGCGGGCGTTTGTGAGATTGTCACAGAGCAATTAGACGTTTTCTATACTCAAAAATAAGGCGGGAATATGGGTCTGTTAAGTGATTTTCTTGGAACGGCGCAGGAGGTTATCGGCGTAAAAGACGCGTTTAGTCTTTACAAAGAGATTAATCAAGCCAATCTAAGCAAGAGCTTTAACAATTCTCAAAATACTATTAACGAGTTGCAAGCAAGCGTAGAACTTTTACGCTTGCAAAACCAAGCGGCACAGCAAGCCGTCATGAATACAACGCAAACGGCAGACTATAAAAAATATTTAGGCTATGGCGCGTTATTCGTGGCGGCGGGCGTAGCCGTTTATTTGCTGGTTAAGAAGTAATGGGATTGTTTGGCGGTAGTAGCAAACAAAGTGCAGCATCTAGCACAGCGATCAGCGGGGTCGGGGGCTTTGCCCCTGTCAACGATTTAAGCATTAGTCGCAAAATCATCAATTTTAATAAACCTTTTGAGGTTTTAGCATTTGGCGCGGTGATAGCGCTGGGCTTTTACGCATGGCGAAGGTTTAAATAATGGCGGGCGTAGAATTAAAAGGGGTTGATCCATGGGCGGGAATTAACGCAGGTGGGGCGGCAACAGGAGCGGCAGGAGCGGCGGCGGCAATGAGCAACCCTTTCACCGCTGGCTTGCAAATTATGAGCATGCTTGGCGGGCTGGGTGGTCAGAGCGTGAATATTTCCAAAGCGGGCGCAAACACACAAAGCGGACTTGGCTTTTTTGGTTCTGAAACATCAGGCGGCATAGAAAGCGGCTTTAGTTTTGGCAATCCGTACCATGTAGCAGTCGCGGCGGTGGCGGTAGTATTAGGCGTTTACGCCATTAAAAAATTTAAAAGGGGCTAAACGTGGGTAGTTGGTCAAACAGTACAAGCACAACAAATTATTCAAATTTGCCGATAACGCAAAGCGATTTAACTAATCCGATCACAACCGCAAACACTAGCGGAACGCAAGCGGGCGGCGTGGGTAATGTAAACGGCAGTATGTCACGCAATGACAGCTTAAACTTAAGCGGTAACGCACAATTTAACTCGCTAGATGGCGGATCAATTAATGCCGCTTTTAACTTTGCAAATAACGCACTGTTAACGCTGGCAAGCCAGACAAAGGCATTTAACGAACAAACAAGCGCGGTAAACAATGCCGCGCTAGGGTTAAGTGGGCAAACCTTAACCAATACGGCGGCAGCAACAACGCAAGCGGCAGAAACAACAACGCAAGCAAATAAAAATTATTTATTAATCGGGTTAGCAGTTTTGGCGGCTGGCTATTTTATTTTAAAGGCTAATAAATGAGCGCATTTTTACGCGAGTATAAGTTCACCATTCAACCGAATGAGAAACTAGAATTTGGCGTTCGTGGTAACACGTTGCGCGTCATTTCATCCAGTGCAAAACTGTTTTTTGAAACAAAAGACGGTAACAGCTCGTTTTCATTGGTAGAGGGTGAACAGGCAGTTTTTAACGGTGAGCCTTTTTATGCAATTGATATATTTCATGAACAAGGTGCGCCAGTTGCGGTCGTTTTAGCATTAAGCGAAAACGCAAATATTGGCAGTGCAAAAATCAGCGGCATTGTCACCATTTCATCATTGCCAGCCAATAACGGAGCGGCAACACAAAACCGCGTGAGCTTAACAAACGTTAATCAACAAATAATTGCAGCAAAGGCAACACGAAAATACTTGATGATTCAAAACAATGATACAAGCGCAGTCATGCGGGTAACGATTGACGGAAACGCGGCAACAGCGGCGCAAGGGTTCAAAATTCCAGCGGGCGGCACATTTGAGTTTGAGAACTTCAATGTAACAGGTGCAATAAATGCCATGATGGAAACGGCAACGGGCGCAGTTGGCAATGTTGAATTTGCAGAGGCTTAAACATGGGCATTAGTGCAAAATCAAGCGGGGCAGATGTAGGCGATATTAAAGCCAATGCAAACGCGGCAATCCCTGCGGGATGGCTGGCGTGTGGTGGTCAAGCGGTGAGCCGTAGCACCTACGCGGCTTTATTCTTGGCAATCGGTACGCTTTACGGTGCTGGTAATGGGTCAACAACATTTAATGTGCCTGATTTACGTGGGCGGGCTTTGTTCGGTAAAGACAACATGGGCGGGTCAGCGGCTAATCGTTTAACCACAGCGAATGGCGGCTTGGATGGCGTGACGCTGGGTGCAGTAGGTGGCGGCGAAAGTGTAACGTTAACAAGTGGCGAATTGCCTAGTCATGCACACCAAATATCGCAAAAAACATCAGGGTCGGGTGGTACGGACAGGATTGTAACAACAGGCGCTTATTCGGCAGGGGTTGCGATTATTGCAACATCGGATGCGGTTGGCACAGGCGGCGCACACAAAAACATACCGCCCGCAATGGTAACAAACTTTATTATTAAGGCTTAAAAAATGAATCTATCGGTAATAGTTCCAGATAAAACAATCATCTTAGACGGTGAGGCTTTGCAGTTTGATTTTGCATACACGCCTCGCAGTTTGCACGCTATTCAGTGGAACGGCGCAAACGGAACTATGGAGTTTAAAACAGGTGCAAATCAATGGTTTGACAATGCGGCGTTAATTGATGACTACGTTTTACAGTTCAATGAAGAAAAAGCCAGACTAGCGGCAGAGGCGGCGACAGTTGCTTAAGCGAATATTAGCGGCGGCGGGGCTGGGCTTTGCTGGGTATGTGGCCTATGAAGCCTACACACAAAAAACAGGCATCAGTACTAACGAAAACGAAAGCGGCTTTTTAAACGCGGCTTTAGGTGAATTACAGGGCGGATTTATGAAGGTTTCAAATTTTACAGGCGGTCTAAATATGGGTGTTTCAATGGCTGGACTTGCCCACATTAAAGGCTGGGAGGGATTCCGCGCCAATGTTTACTTGGATTCAGCGGGCAAGCCTACAATCGGATATGGTCACTTGCTTTTGCCTACTGAAAACTATAAAAAGATTACAGTTGAAGAGGCCACAAATCTACTGATTAAAGACTTAAGCAACGCCGAAGATGCGGTTAACTCACTGGTTAAGGTGAGGCTGTCACAATTACAATATGATGCGCTAGTGAGCTTTGTCTTTAACGTAGGGCGGGGCGCATTTGCACGATCAACGCTACTTAAGAAAGTAAACGCGGGATTATTCACGGAGGCAAAGGCAGAGTTTTTAAAATGGGTTAATTCGGGCGGTAAGTTCGTGCAAGGCTTATACAATCGAAGAGTAGCAGACGCGGAACTATTCGCGGCAGGAAGGGCAGCAGCATGAAACTAACATTTGAAAACATCGCTATTTTATTGGGCGCGGTAGCCGTGGCCTACGCGGTAAATAAAGTGGTAAAAAGCAAAGCGGCGCTAGAAAGCGTGAGTGAAGTGCAATATTCACCATCATGGGACGACAATATCACAGGCAATAAAGCGGAAGGCGTGGCGGGGACATGGGTTTAAATCTGCAAATGGGCAAGATTAACCCTAATCTAATCATCGGCGGCGTGGTGGTGGCCTTTGTGCTTTACAAGGTTTATCAATACTTAAAACCCAGTGATGAAACGATAGACACGCTAGGCGAGGGCTTATCGCACCCACTCACGGCGCTGGGCGCTTTGGTCACTAACGCGGTAGGCGGTGAAGTCACCGTAAACGGAGGCACAAAGCTAACCGACAATTACAAGTATTACATCGAGTTAAACGGCGGCATTGACAAATACATCAAAGACCAACAAAACGGCGCATTCAAAGGCGCACCGTATAACGCAAGCACAGATTACAAAGCACTTTATGCAAAAAGTAATAAATGGTTAAGTGTATTTTCTAATTTATAAACAAGGGGCGGCACATGAAAGACAAATTAAGAGCGTTATTTGATAACAGATTAACATGGACAGCCATTGGCACGGTGGCAGGGGTTGTGTTTAGTCCTGAAATTGCCAGCAAAGTAAACGCGCTTGGCGTGTTTGTAATGGCGGTGCTTTAATGGATGAATTGGTAACAGTTGCAAATCTGTTTAATGCATTGTTTGCCGTTATTTGCTGGTCTATACGTAATGAGTTGCATCATATACGGCATGAGCTGGGCGAGGCTAAGGGGCTAGGCAAAAGGGCGCATGAACGAATTGACGAACATATTTCTATGAAACATTAAAAAAGCCCGCAATTGCGGGCTTTTTGCTAATCATTCGCCAGGTTAAAACCTGAAATTCGCGGCGATTTCATTATCATAAGTAAAACTGCAATTTGCACTTGATAACATACCGTTAACGGTTGACCCGTTGCAATTAGCACCGACTTTATGCCCGTTGTAAGGTTCGCACATAAACTGGCTAGGGGATTCTTTAGAGCCTAAAGAGCCTATTTTCTCATTGCATGACAATGAACCATTGCCGGCATTATCTAGCTGAAAATATAAATGGGTTTTGTCATTGATTACAAACATGACTGCATAATCATCGGTTAATAGGTTTTTCTTATGAGTTAGTGCTGCATCTAGTTTAATCGTGTTGGTTTCACCTTGTGGGCGGTAGTTTTGTGAGGTGGATTTATGAAAGCTAGGATTAGCGGCACATCCTGCAAAGCTGATACAAGCTAAAGCAATCAATAGTTTTTTCATGGTGTAAGCCTTTTATTCTTGGTTGTTAGATAGGTTTTTTGGTTTTTTCACATAATAGCGCCGATTACGTGCGCGGCGCAAAATTAACTTTCTAAACACGCAACTTGTTAGATCACAATAGCATTTAAATTTATTACAAGGTGGCAACGGTTCAGGCTGGTCGCACTTGTATCTAGTTTGGAATGCGCTGAAGGTTTCGGGGGGTGAATCTTGGGGATTGATAAGTTTTTTAAATGAACCATTAAGTTTTGATATCTTTATTTTATTGGACACGTCGTAAACTTTCACATAATAATCCTTTCTTTGGTTTGATAGATGCGGGTTATTGCAGTCAAGCCACAAATTTACATCGTCATGAGTTATCGGAACGTCGTTAAATAAATCTAAATTACTCGGCATTTTTTCACCTCTTTTTATTAGTAGAATGTTGAAAAATGCGTCTTATAATTTTACATAATATACATT